GGTAACGCTGCCCACAATAGTCACAAAGGGCGTAAGAATACTTACCCGTTGCATGAGCCATTTTAGTACCCTACGTCGGGAAGAAAGTACGTGCTTGCCGTATCCCTATCTTCCTGCGCCGCTCGATCAAAATCCTGCTCGTACATCTGCTGCAGCGCGCCTGTGCGGTCTGGGGCATACTTTAAGGACAGCATATAAGCCAATCCCGATGCCAAACACGGGAGAAACCGGAAGTTAACATCCGTCGTGTTGGTGTAGTTTCCGGCGTCTTCCATGCGGCGTATGCGGTAATAAACCAACGTATACGCCTTGTCTGCTGCAGGGTACAAATAAGCCTTAGGTGTATTTGTACGCTCAATGTATATCTGCGACGGTCTTGCCTGCGTAAGCTTGTCGGGGACGTTAAGGTACTCCTCCCGTCCAATACGCTCGATGTTTATATCCTGCTGCTGCCCGTTAGTTGTTTGACGGATAACTGCTGTCAAAACATTGACAGTGTCTGTTGGCAGGGATATTTCAGCGTCGCCTTGAACCAAAGCATAAGTAGCCTGCTCTATAGTCCAGAGGTTGAGGCCTCGGTTTGCCCAGTCCAAAAACAACAGATTTAACGACCGACGAGCCGAGTTAAGCTGATAGCCTGCAGTCATCTGCATGCCACAACGCTCGAACGCCTCTTCTACGAGGTCGTCAATCGATAAATTAAAGTCTGTTGTTCCTGAAGTAGCCATTACTTATACATCATCCCGCCGCCCATTTTCTTTTTGACATCTCCGCCCTTATTCATCATGACGGGGTCGCCCACTTTACGACTAGGCTTAGATTGAACTTTATTTTTAGGACCAGTTCCTACGCATCCTCCGCCTCTAGTAGCGGCACCCATTCCACGTCCGGCCATGTTACTTACCTCGTTTGGTTGTACGACCCTTGTGGGCCGAATCTTTCATAATCGTGCCATCCGGCATGCGGTGGTAGCCCTTCTTGACTATTCCCCCATCCTTCTTGGCTACGGGCTTAGCGGTTTTTGCGGCTTGTTTAAATGCGTTTGCAGTGGGGGCACCTTTGGCTCCTACCTTCCGCATTTTCTCGCCTGAACCCGCTGCAATACGCGCTTTCTTAGCCGCGATATTGGCATACAATCCTTTTTTAGCTACCATTTTTTACAGCTCCAGTATCGTGCTGAAAACTTATCTTTTGCCGTGTCGCAGTTATGCCTAGCACGGAAATTGGCTCGACGCTCTGGTATGGCTTTTTTGATCGTCATATTCGGATCGCCAAACCTGACCAGTTTTACGTCGTCGCCTTTCTTGGCTAAAACAGCAAACTTCTTACTTCCACCAGAGGTCCTCTTGGGCTTGTTGTAGCCAGAAAAAGTCTCTCCACGATAGGACACACGCCCAGAAGGCGTGCGTTTAACCGCTTTAGTGGAAGCCATTAGGCTGCCGCTCCACCTGCATATACCAGAGTAACACTAGTTATCTGGACATCGGTTGCGTCAATAAAAGCACCTGAATCAAACAAGGCTCCGCCGTCTGGGATATCTATCTCATATTGTCCGGCTGCTGCAGGGGTATGGATAGTGATTAAAGACGTGGCCGAGTCCGTTGCACCGTTTCTAATTTCAAAAGAAGAAGCAGTGGCTGTACAGGTGTAATAGATGCCATACAGGCGTGTTCGGCCCGATATTGCCGCTGTGCTGATGGCTGCTGCACCCACAGGTACTTTGGTAACTAGCTCAATATTACTTGCGCTCATAAGTTACTCCTATTAGCTAAGAGCAGCGCCCGTAGCAGTAACCCAAGCAGCGCCTGTGTTAATTACTAGACAAAACTCGTTATTGCCTGCGCCATTATCGCTGACGATGTACACCGTACCAGCGGAAACAGAACCAAAAGCGGGAAGATTAGCCGTAGTTACAATAGGAAAATCAAAACCATTTGTAGAAACGACAGGACCTGAAAAGGTAGTTGTAGCCATTTTGAAACCTCACATGCGAGTTATGGGGCGTATCTGTCTGCATGTCGTCAGCCGGAAGCTGTCAGATACGCCGGTTAGTTCCGGATTTAGGTAAGTATATAACACTTATTTATCTAACGCACAAACAAAAAAGGCCCGTCGGTTAGGACGGGCAAAGTCTCAGGGGAGAGTTATAAAAAAGGAGGCCGAAGCCTCCTTTTCTTTTTTCCCAGACCCTTTATGGAGTACCGGGTGATCCAAATATACCACGCGGATCACTAAAGCCAAAGCTATAGCGCTCACGTGCCTTGTAGCGAACATTGCCGGTGTCGAAGTCGCCCTCAAACCCAGTCTTGATCCCTACTCGGTTAAACATCTTCATGCCATTAGGCGCGTCAGTCATGATAAAGAACGCATCAGGGTCTGTAAGATAATGATTTACCTTATAGCCTTGTGGAACCATACCCATGTTACGCACGGCGTTGATGTCGTTATCAGCAGTGCCGACACGAAGAGTAGACTTCATGATGCGGTCTGCCGTGAACTGAAGCTCCTTAGGGATAATCAGCTTAGTGCCTTGAACAGCAATCTTCAAACCGCGCTCGTCAGTGAACGCTGCGATGTCGATAAGAGCCTGCTCAAGCGCCGCCTCACTAAGGTCTGCCGCAACAGCCAACTCGTTTGCAAGATCAGGTCCGCCCAGTGTTGGGTGATCTGTCGCACAGAGAGGCTTTCCGTCACCACCAAGAGAGGTAGTGAAAGCGTTGTTGAGGATAGACGCAGCTTTAATCTGCTTCGTTGTCGCCATTGAACGAGCAAGTGCCTTTGTGTAACGAGCCGATAGTCGGTCGTACAGGTTGTCTTCCACTGCTTCTTCAGTCAGTGAGAAGGCCAAAGCCACTGTTTCGTGAGTGTAGCGAGCAGTGTAAACCTCTTGGGCTTGATCGAATGCAACACCCGAACCCTCTGATTTAACTGGCGCTTCGCCAAACCCGGATAACATGACCTCTTCCTCGAATGCACGGTCAGAAGACTCGGTTTCGTAGATTTCAGCATGCTCGTTTTCGTAAGAACCATACTCGAGGCCAAACAAAGCGTTTAGACCCGGCTCTAGCTCTTTTACTAGTTGTGAACGTGATATAGCCATGACCTAAGTCTCCTATTGACCTGCAACACCGGCAGAACCGTAAAGGTGCTCGTTAATTTTAACCACAACCACCGCGTTTGCGCCGACTGCGTTGTTAGGCACGTCCCAAAGGCCAATGACCTTAAGGTTAAGTGCTGCAGTATTAGCAATGCTTGATGTATCCAACTCGTTCGCTGAAACACCTGTTGTAGTGCTGCCCGTTCCAATAACAATGTCTGCATTTTTGCCGTAATCGGTTGCAGCAGAAGTACCATCGTTTTGGATAAGGAACATCTGGTTAGGATCATCGAGTACGTCTGCGGTGATCTTACCCTGAGTGATGTTCACTGAACCGGGATAGTAGTTTGAAAAAGTAGGTTTTCCAGTGGTTGGGTCCGTGTAGAAACAACCATTGAACACCCCGACCGCCGCTGTGTGAGCCGAAGGGTCGAATTGGAGAATGTAACCATCTTTCAATGTGACTAGGTCACCCTGAAAAATAGCTCCTGCTTGGTTGTCCGCAATTTCGTAACCGTACTGCTTCTGGCTACCAGTGCCAGAGAGGTTACCAAGCGGACGTAAGCCAAAAGCCTTGTCTGCATTTGCCATGATAAATGTCCTCTAAAATTAGATTACTCGGAACCCGATCTTGGGCCACCGAGGCTTACTTTGGACTGTCTTTCCGGCGAGTTGATCTTCATCGACGAATGTGCGTTCGTCTTCAACATGTCGTTATCCACAGCCTTTATTTGATCATGGGTCCGTGAAGAATAAAATTTTCGACGCTCTTCTGCTGTTTCATCGGGTATTCTAGCTAACAATAATCCGCCTACAGAGATAACCCCTGCATGCTTGCCGTCATCTTGAACACCAGAATCAAAGTCAGGATATTCTTCGCCTCTAACCAGTTCATACCCCTCTCGGAGTTTCCCTGCTATGTTAGTGCGGTCGTCTACCCCACCAGATTCAGCCCTGATCCAACGGTGCTTATAGCCCGCAGGCGCAGGAGGCGCGTCTAGTCGTGAAGGAGGTGCCCAAGGTTTGCGGCGCGTAGTGGTCTCACGGGTATCCGAATCACGAACACTACGATTAAGTTTTGGCACGCTTTTCTCAGTCATCTAAATTACTCCTTTACATATTTGGCGTATTCTTCAAGTGGAACCCCAAGTTTTTTCGCTATCGCAACTTGACTGGGAGTCAACCGAACAGTGCGGCGTGCTGAGTTGTTTACTCCCGAAGATCGGGTTGCAGGAGCCACCGTTTGCACGGGCCGGTTTCTCCTGTTGTCTGGTTGCGTAGGTGTTGAATCATATTCACTAGGAAATATTTGGCTCATCCTACGATCTATCTCACTATAATACTCGTCGGTGCTAGGGTCAAACCCTTCTTTTTGAACTAAATCCATGTGGATACCCCGAACTGCATGGGTCATCACTGTATTTGTACCAAACCAAGAATTCTTTTCGGCCCATTCTTCCGCTTTTACATCCGGCTCGGGCATTCTTGGGCGCAGTATTTCAGGCTGTTCGACAGGCGTTTTAGGTGCTTCCGCTTCCTGACGACGTTGGTTTGTCGTTTCATTAAGCTTGTTCTGCTCCCATATCATAGAGGTAAGACGCTGTTGAGCTTCCGTCTCGGTATCTATGTCACCCTCTTCACGGGCCTTCCTAATAACTTGCTTTAAAGCAATTACATGACTGTCAACACGGCCTTGGGCCTCTTGCAGTCTTTCCGTGTCCGTCTTCTTATACTGCTCCTCAAGGCTTTCGTTCTGCTGCTTTACATTGCGTGCATACTCAAGGGCAGCCTCTTCACGGCGCTGCGTTTCTCTCAACCTAGCCGTAAGCTTGTCTATTCGCTTCTTAACTTTATCCGAATAGTTATCTAATTCTTCTTCTGCAGGGGCGGCTTTTTTAGGCGCCTCTTCTATTAGTTCGGCCTTTTCTTCCACCGCTAATTTAGCGTCAGAGCCGTCCTCGTTCATTTCAACGGTGGCTTCCTGTTCATCTTCGCCAACATTAAAGTCTAACTCTTCTGTCATTGATTCACCCATAAAAAGCCTCCTTATTACATGTGTAGAATATCTTCAGGGTCATTTACTAGCCCCAAGATTTCATCATCGTTTAGTAAACGAATCTCGCCACCATCTATCTGAATACGAGACCCTGCATATCGACCAAAGATTACCCAGTCACCCGCCTTGCACCACGGGCCGTAGGGAAATTTAGACTCGTCAGCATAAGATAGATCACCTACCTTCAACACGTATCCGACATTAGTTGCCAGTTGTGCTCGTTGACGGGTCTCCTCCGCAATCACAATTCCACCTTTTGTGGTTTTAGCACCACGATAAGGCAAGATAGCTAGGCGCCATCCGGTGGGTTGCGGAATAAGGTTTAAAACAGAGTCAGAAAGCCCGTGTTCATCGACTTTCCCTTCTTCGGTGTACGCATCATCGAGGGTGGTCTTCTTCGGCCCTTCTTCTTTGGCCACGGCTTTCCACTTTTCCTCTAAAGGCGTAAGTTTCTTTTCAGGTTCCATATAGGTCTCTCTGGTGGGTTAAAATTCTTCTGAATGTTTATCCAATTTTTCTCGGATAATTTGATCCACAAGTTTTATGCCTTCCAGACGGCCCATAAGAAAACGGTAGCGTTCCATGTCAGTGATAGAGCCATTAAGCACTATCGCCTCGGAGTCTTCCTGTAATTTCCTAACCTCTTTCAATACGCTTTCAGCGAATTCAAGCATGGTCGTTTTTCCATGAAAGCAGACAGTTTAAAGCCACCGTCTGGGGGCATACTTAGTAAATCTTTACTGGGCGGTTGCCGTCACGTTTTTTAACGGTCCTTACTGCCCCGCCGGACTTCATCTTGTTAGATTTTCCGGCTTTATTTAAAGCAATAGCTACAGCTTGTTTTTTGGCTGCAGCTTTGTTCTTGGGTTGACTGGCGCCTATTTTACCCTTTTTTCCGTAAGTTCCAACTAGTTCACCTATGTTTTTACTAATTGTTTTACTACTAGACCCTTTTTTAAGAGGCATTACCTGCCCCCTTGTTTAGGTGCATTAATTCTTTCTCTAGCAACATTCGCCCTTTCTTGAGCTATTTTCTGCTGAGATTCTATTCGAGCTTGATTAGCTTCAGCGTTCTGAATAATTCTAGCCTGATCAAGCTTAACGCCTTCCTGCTTGATCGCTATGTCCGCTTGGTCCTTAGCAGCGCGCTGCTCTAGCTCCCTAGCTTTCAGGGCCACTACTGGGTCTTCGCCTGTTCCCTCTCCTGAAAGCTGACTTTGGACGTTTTTCATTTCCATCATGCCTTCGGCTACTTTGATCGAAATCATTGCCTCACGTTGCAAGTCAGAAACCATGTTGTCCGGGTCTGACCCATACTCGGTAAACAGCTCTGCTTCTGCGGCTTCCTCTGCCTTTAACCGTACATGGTCTAAAACATGCTTTTGGAGTTCTGATGATCCCAAGGGATTAGCCTGCATAAGAGGCGACAGGCCCATCATCAGGTGAGCTGCAATATGCGCGTCGTGCTGCTGACCGGCAAAAGCCTTCAGCGACTTGTTGTCCGCCGCGTCCGCGTTCTCGCTTGCAGGGTCCTTAGGTAACTGGTTAGTTTCCATCTTCAGGATGCCGTCAATGTCTCGAACATTCATGGCCTGATAGACGCGATGGTAAGCCTCGTACATATTGTGCATTTGCGGCGCACTTTGAGCCAACTGCAGTTGAGCCTGTGCAAGAGTAATCCTTTGGGCCGCAGAAAACACGTTCGGGTCGGCGATAGGCAATATTGCGACCATATGGCTGAAATCATCGCGTTTTATGCAACGAGAAGCGCCGGGAACGTCATACGGGTATTCATCAGGTAAGAATTGCCCGAATCCTGCCGCTAACATCTCAAATTCTTGCGTCTGAGCGTAGTAAAGGCGCTTGTGTATGGCAGAGGTCACCATTGAACCGCGTTCCAACAGTGCAAGCGTAGTGCCTACAGCAGCCTGTTGGTTAGAGTCCCCTATCTGCATGTCTGCAGTGCTTGCTAGGCGCTTTCCGGCGTCTACGGTAAAGCCTAGAAGCGTAAATAGCGTCTGGCTTGGCTCTTTGTAGGGCAGAGGCAGCAGTGAACCGCTTAACTCGGCGCCACCGGCGTCAATATCCCGCCATTCGCCCGGCTGAATGGGGTTATCATCGTCAGCAATCCGTGCGCCTTTTGCTTTGAAGCCCGCAGGAAGGTTGGATAGCGTGCCTGCGTCAAGAAGTTGACGCAAAGCGGCTGTTGCAGTCTTACTTAGGCCGCCGATCAAGTGGACAAAACCTAAACCGTAAGCGCCGGGACCTTCAATCAACACATAATGCACAAAATATTCACGACGACACTTGTATTCGTCATCTTCTAACCAGTTTCTGCGTATTCCGACCACCTGACCGCTGTTTTCGTCAATCGTAACGACGTAGGGCAGCTTAATTCCTGTCTCCTTGTTCTTTTCGTCCACATCCTCAAAGCCAAGAAGGTCCAAATCAACCTGAAACTCTAGCAAAAAGACTTCTTCAGGCTCGCCGCTTGAAGTTAAACCCGTAACTCGGTCTATTGCGTACCTAATCTGATCCCCGCCAACAGGGTCATTCTCTGGGTCGACTGCTACGTCGAGGTATTCACCTGCAACAACGCGCTTTCTGAACTCATTTGAGTCCATAGATATACGATGGGTAATTCTTGGGCACTGAGAAATGACACTCGACCCGCTGTAAGGAATATAAAGATCGTCAGGAAGGACCAAACGACTAACCATGCGGCCCAGTTGTTCATCATAATAAACCTTTTTAAATGCAGAACCGCCGTATCCGACGTAAAACAATAACTGATCAAACTCCGGTGTGTATTCTTTCATCACCGACGTGATCTGATAATTCATAAAGTCCTGCACGCGCGATGCCTGTTGGACCTTGTCTATGGTTTCTTTGCCTAACGTCTCAGTACGGACAGGGCCGCCTGCGGGCATGAGCTCTTTAAACGCCTGCGACTGAAACTGGACAACGGCTTCTGTCAGCATAGGGTGGACAGCGCCTGCAGCGCCACGGAACGGGCGTGTACGGTCCTCTATCTTCAGGCCAAGCAAATCCATTCCCTTGGAATACATTT